TTTGGCGCCTAAAAAATGAATTTGTAAGACAAATTTTGGATGTTTTTGGAAAGCTGAAGAAATTTTGTAATACAGGTATCTTGCAATGTTAAAATGCATATGCTATAATAGCCGTAGGCGAAAGACAGGAGCTGCCATATAGTCAGCTAAGTGAAAACCCCAAGAGACGGTAACTCTTGGGGTTTTCTATTCCATTTTAGGTTGGCTTATTTCCTAGGCTCATTGCCGCTTAAAACTCTATCGAACCATTTGCATACATAATAGGCGATTACTTTTGCCGTGATAGAGAGTAAGAAAGACAAGAACGAATCCATATAGTCACCTCCCTCCCGTTGCGGGTCTAGGAGTGGCAACGATATTAGTTTACAGTTTTTGTTATATAATGTCAATAAAAGTACAAAAATATGTTTGCATTTAGTTGCGAGTTGTGATAATATTAATCTAATCAATCAACAATCTCTATGAAGATAAGAAATAGCGGAACCTCATATGCAGGCTCCGCTATTTCTTATTTCTTATATTTTACATTAAAATAATAAGTTCTATAAAGTGGCACTCCGTTTAACAAGTGTGTTACATGATACATCCATGCGTCAGAATATCTGGTTGTATAAATAGTCACATCAGGGTAATTATTATAGAATACCGATTGAACTCTTATTGACTCATTTTCTGATATTTCGCTATTAAGGTTAAAGCTCAATTCTTTATCTGTAATGAATGTGTTATCTTTGTTCATAGCAGTAGATATTATTTTGTCATATAGTTCTTTTTCGTTTTTATTAAGTTCGGAATATGATATGTCATATGTTATTGTATATTTAGAAGTTATTATTTCGTTGTCAGATGAGTTAGTTTCGTTAATTTCATTGTATGAGTTATTGCTTTTAGCCTCTGCTTCTGACAGTTTTTGATTAATGTTTTCACTTATTACAGTTTCTGTTTGCTTTTGGTTAATGCTTCCACAAATATACCCTAATGCGTATACTGCTAAAAGTATGATTAATTTTAATGCAGGATGTATGGTTGATTTATTTTGTTTGTAGGTCATGGATTTAATCCCTTTCTTAAAGTATTTCATCATTTATTTTTCTTATTTATCCAATCTGTGAATTTAATGATTCTTGCTCCTGTGTTTGGTTAACTCTTGGAAGTACTTGTTGGATATCTTCGGCATGTTTCATGGTCAAAGGTTGACCAACGTCATTTGTATTTCGGTATAATTCTACTAATCTTTTTTCTTCTAGTGTAAGATCTGAATCTTCTTTTCCAGTTAATAACCAGTCTATACTAACATTCAATTGTTTTGCAATTAGAATTACTTTATCTGAACCGGGAATTTTTTTATCCCATAGCCTGATGGATCCATTACCAAATCCTAATAATTTTTCTAATGCATTCATTGATGTTTTTTGTTCTTTGCATTTTTCTTTTATTCTCTCGACTATAGACATAATATCTCCTCTAAAATATCGACTAAAATCGTTAGTTTGTATTGACATCTCGACTATAGTCGAATATAATACTTTTGTAAGACAACCAATGTCTTATTAGATTAATCTAATACTTTATTGTAACACATATGTAATGAGAATGAAATAAGCGAATCGCGATTGCTGGAAAGAGGTTGATTGATGAAATGTTTTAAATGTAAAGATGGCAGAATCAGGTCCATCGGTTATGTTATCATGCAGGCATGTTTTGTTTTTGAAAGAGGGAAAGAACTTGAAACCCATTCGTTTATTGAGTATGCATTAGTAGGTTTTGAAAAAGCATCTTCTCCTTTTTGCAATGGACATTTGCTTTTTACATCAAAGAATTTCTATGAATGCGCCGGAAAGTTTGCACAATACTGTCAAGAACTGGAAAATTTCCCAGATGATGACACGGATGATCCTGAGGAACTGCCATTTGCATAACAGAAGGGAGATTGATTTGATTGGAAAAAATGATACAGAAATCCGTACGCATACCCAGCAGCCTGGTAGAGTTTGTCGACAGCCAGCCCGGCGCCGACTTTTCCAAAAAGCTGATAGGAATACTTACAGAGTACAAGAACGGAGAACTGGAACGTAAACTCATGCTCCAGCGTTACGATGAACAGATAGCGGAGCGTAAGAAGAGGCTTGACAGCCTGATGCAGAAAATCGGCAGCGTATCATTAATATCCCGAAGGGTAGATGCCCTGTTTGAAGAACTGGAAACTGCAGAAGCCGTCCGCCAGTAAAATAACTTTCCGGCAGCGCCTAATTGGTTCTTTGGAGGAGGCCGGGTTGTAGGGCGGAGCCCTGCGAACTTGTATGCTCACGGCTTCGATACCCTGTGTACGGCGGTACAATGGACTTGACGGTAACGGGGCTCCGATTTGTTTTTTAATCGGTTCCCCGTTATCGGCAAAGCCGTTGCGCCGCTGTACACTAGACCTGTCAGGGGAACCGTGGAATAAATTACGGCTTGTCCTTTAGCCGTACTTTATGCCGCGAAAGTCCCTTGACAGGGCGTACCGTTTAGTCATTTGGAAATGAAAATATAAGACAATCTAATGCCCTTAACCGGATTTTGCCAGTACATTAGTCTTTAATGGTAAATTGTTTCCGGTTCGTCCTTTAACCGGGAAGAATTTACCATTAAAGGCGGACTGTATGCATGGTTGGGGGTTTTGGGGGGCACAGCGCCCCCGAACAGAGAAATCAAAAGAGCTGCCCCTAAGATAGGGGTTTGGGGTGTGAAAACTTATTCCGCAGAATGCTGTTTTGGAAAAAGTCGGCGGCGCGGAGAAAACATTTTCTGTTTAACGGTTTTGACCGTGCAGAATGATAATTTCCTACTATTAGGGGGCTATGCCGGAAGCACTTAGCGAGAGCAAGCACGGCTGTACGGCGCCCCCCCGAACAGAGTGAGGCAAGCCGTGCACAAAGTGCGCAGCCTCGAGGTTAGTGCGGGCCTGGGGGGCTCCCCCAAACCAAAGCCCGCGGAACAGGAAAGGGTAAAAAGCCCGGCATCAGCCTGCGGCGGCAGTGCTTTGCGGCGCCGTCTTCCTGCCGGCAACAAAGCACTTAATGAAGGCGAGCGCCGCCCTTGCGCGAAGCCTGAATTTAGTGCGGCTTGCCGGGTCACAGCGTGGAGGCGCCGCCAAAAGCACTGCTGACGGAAACGCCCTTCCGGCCGCCGCAGGCTGGCCGGCGCTGCCGCCGTCCCCGGCAGGGCGGAAGGCGGAAAAATAATAAAGAGAAAGAGGTAAATTATGGAAATAAAAGGATTTAAGAAAATACTCGGAGGAAGCTTCAGTTTAGGACTGATTGGACTGGGGGTATATAACATGTACTGGTTTGTATATTATTTTATGCATGGCAGGGACATCAGTGTCATTCCGCCGAAAATGCAGCTGTTTATAGCAGATATAGGCGTTTTGGCTGTAATAGCTATTACTGGAATGCTTTTTGGAGTGATAAGCCGTAAACTGCGCGGGAAAAAACCTGATGACAGCAGCGGGTCCGAAAACGGATGAAAGAATATACGCTGTCAGACGGCACTCTCGTCATGATAAAAACATATGAGGAGTGGATGCAGGACCGCATGCATATGACGGAAGAAGAGTTCCGTGCAGAACTTGACAGAACCGCATGTTACCGTCCGGAGGGAACGGATGACGTAATAAACCTGTACCGGAACAAATACCGTGAGTACGTGGACCGTATCCATCTTGATCATATATCCCTTACCGTCCTGGAATATCTTAAGGCGTACGAGGGGCACACGCCCGCAACATTTCATGAGATGTGTGTTGCAACCGGGTTGAGCCGCACGGATGAAACGGCATGGCTTGAATCCATAAGGCAGGCGTGGGAACAGCACGAAGACAATATAATACCGTTTTAAAGGAGGAAACAAAAATGGATTCTACGGGATTAATGGATTTTTCACAGAAATGTGACATACTGGTGTTTTTTGCAAACGCCATTGATACAATCGGGGAGGACGGTTCCAAGATACGCGGCTGTACTATACACTACGTATTTCTCAATAAAATGTACGCCGTCCAGTCGGAGTATGACATCACAAAACCCGTCGGCATGCAGCGCGGTAAAAGCTGGGTGGATTATGCAATGCGTGACAAGGTTCGTCTAGCTCCGGCAATCTATGAGGGAACATTTGAAATGGCAGTCGGATCAGACGGAAAGCCCTCCCTGAAACTTACCGATATTGCATACAAATCAAACGTGAGGTTTGTTCCATACCGAGTTGAAGGGCTTGAACTCCCCGGGATGGTTTCCTGTGACGCTCCGGATTCTTTAAGCGTACAGCGCGTACTTAATATGTTGAATGAGCCGGCAGAACCGGAAAAGAATGAAACCGGTCCGGAAAAGGCAGAACCGGAAAAGAATGGAACTGCCCCGGAAAAGAACGGGGCGAAGTCCGACAAGAAAGCAGTATAACTTATGCGTATGACGGAATTATTCGATTCACTTGTCCTTGCGGCTGCCTCCGGCGAAGAACCGGATGCGGCCGCGGAAGAAAACGACAGGGAAGAAAGAGCGGAGGAAAAAGAAAATGACGGTAAACCTGATGAGCCTGATAATGCTGCTGCTGTTTTTCTGCCTGATAACAGTGATGATGAACTTCCTGAAACGCGTGCTGACAAGGATACTGTATTTCCTGAAAGCGCTGCTGATGCAGATACCGTTTATAAAAACAGTGAGCCTTCAGACGCTGGAAATGGAGAAAGAGGCAGTGCAGAGGAGGACGAGAGTGAAGAAAGCTCCGGAAGTGAGACAGCCGAAAGTGCAGATCAGTCAGGAAGAGGAGACGGAGACAGCGGAACCGACAACGATAGACGAGGAAGTTCAGAAGTGGCGCAGACAGAGGGAGAAAGAGAAACAGGATCAGAACCGGAAACGTCATCCGAACCAAAATCAGAGTCCGAACTGGGATCAGAACCGGAAAGCACAGCAGGAGCAGAAACAGAAATCCTGAACAGGGGAATAAAGACCTTAATGGAAATGCTTTCCGAAATGAACAACGAGTCAGAACCGGAATCAGACACAGCACAGGAGGAAACCGAAACAGTGACGGAAAGTTCCGTCTACGGAGAAGACCTGCAGCAGATACATACAGACCTGCAGGTGATATGCTGTTTCATAGTGGTATTCCTTATCATTGTCCTGTGTGGTTACATATATAAATTTTTTAAAATATTCTTTTAGGTCATATTTGCGCAATTTATGATATACAGTAACAATTCAATGGTTTAGAAGGAGGTTTTAACATGACGGGTTTTGTAATAGCGCCTGTTGTCAGGGCATCGCAGAGCGCGGCGTCGGCAACGGGAAAAATAGCAAGCGTCGTGACCGCGGACATGATGAACGGCGTACTTGATGAAGTGATTGCACTCCTGCCCGTGTGCATTCCTGTAATGATTTCATTTATCGGACTGCGCAAAGGCATCAGCTTCATACAGAGTGTTCTTCATGCTGCCTAGTGTCAGGGAGGGTATTGCTTCGGCAGTGCCCTTTTCTTTTACAGAAAAACGGGGGTGAACAGGAAATGAAAAAAATAAAACGGCTGACATGCATCATCATGTCGGCATTCATGATAGTAAGCGCGCCATTGACTTCGTATATTCAGGCGCAGGCGGCGGATTTAGCGGTTGTCGGAGGGCTTGCATTGAAAGATATTGTTATGAGTCTTTTGATGTCAGCGGGCTTAGTGTACGCAGGATATGAAACCAGTATCCGTATTGAAAAGAACTCCATTGCACATGAGTCTCTTGAGCGGGCAATAAAGGAAAACTCGGAAGTTATGAAAGCACTTGCGGATGCAAATGATTGGCAGAAAGCAGTTGGGGAAAGCAGTTTGCCTGATAATTATTCGTATACATCATCCAGTGGCTTTCGTGTTATTAAAGGCGGTAAAGGTAATGTTGATGATGATAATAAGCTTAATAAGGGAATCAGTGTCGGTCTTACGGCGGGACTGATTACTGCAGCTAGAAATGCGGTAAAGGTATGGCTTGAAAGCGAAGAAAATGACCTTGTTATTGCGGAGTCCGATGAGGAGGCTGGAAAAGTCAATGTAAATTTTGAATACATGACGTCTATTACAACAACGGTGGAAACGATCCCTTCTGTTAGTTCCATGTCGGACATCGACAGTTATTTTGCGATTGATGGGGCGTATAATTATTTGACTTCGCAGGGATATTCTGACAGTGAGTATTATTTTCTAATTTATGCATCGGGATCGGTTACTGCGATAACACCCATACCAATGAATTATTCCATTGTTGCCAGCAAGGCTTCTTGGTTAGGAAGAGAAAGCGTAAATATAGTTTCCAATGCAAATTATAAAAATTTAATTAACCAAAATGGCGTGCGGGATTCGTCTTCTTTTCTGTCTTATTTGAACGGTCTTCCAAAGTATACACCAAAATATTACAGATACGACCATTCTGCAGATTCATGGACGGTTCATGAGAATGGTTTTCTTCCAGGTTATTCTAGTTTTAAAAATAATTCTTTAAATAGTTGGTATACATGTAACTATCAGAGAGCTTATGCTAAAGGTTGCACAATAAGCTGGAATTTTTTTACGGTAGAAATGTTACGTATTCTCTATACCTATAAAACGGTGACAAAAAATATTTTTTACAATCCTTCCATAGCACCAGTGCTTCCCAGTAGCGGATACGTGGATTTTAGCATTCCCGAATCAGACTACACGGGTTTTGATTGGACGGACTTATCGGCATTTCTTGAGTATATAAGCACGCTATCAGCAACATTGGATGACTGGTATGAGGAGAGCGTAGTCAATCAGGAAACGCTTATTCAGCAGAATAAAAATGTCCTTGAGGCAATGAACAAAATATCGTCAACAATCCATACCATATCGACAAACATCGGAAAAAGTGCGACTGCCGTAAGTGACATATATAAACTTATGATGGAAATTCCTGAGGGAATAGCAGGTGCATTAAGCGGTTCTATAACGCTTCCTGGGCTGGAGGAGCTTGCACAGGGAGTAACTGTACTGCCGGGAATAATGGTTAATGGACTTGTTGATGCGTTTCCTACAGTAATAACAGATGCGCTTGTGGAGGTGTTTCCCGATGTTGGGGAAGTGACAGAACGAATAATTTCACTGCCGCAGGATATAGCGTCTGCGGTTGAAGCGATTACCATTAACATACCTGAAATTAAAATTCCTGAAATAACCGTTCCTGATGTATTTGTGGAGGCTCCTGCCATTACCCTTAATCCTTCGTATGAAATAACGGTTCAGGAAGATTATTTGGTACTTGGTAATGTTATTTCTGATTCAGTAAACGGAGTCATAACGGATGTATTTGTTCCCAATGAAGCAGCTACTCTTGAAAAGGTTGGGGAAATGCAGGAGTACTTTAAGTTTACAGAGGATATGGAGGATATCGTTACTGAATTTAAAAAATCCGTGTTCGGAATTACGCCGAGTCCCATATTAAAGATACCAATAGGAAAACCTAAGTCAAAAAAATACAACTACGGCACTGGCAGCTATATTATCATTGATGTCAGCTGGTATGCAGAGTATAAGGATTTTGGTGATAAAATTATTCTTGCTTTTGCGTGGGTTTTCTTTATTTGGCGCATGTTTGTCCTTTTGCCTGGAATTATCAACGGAACTGTCGGGGGATTTTTTACTCCGCAGAGGGTTGAAGGGATGGCTTTGGATGCAGAAATCAGAAAGAATTACGCAGATCTTCATAAAATCAACCGCAGTTATACTTTTGGCGGTGTATATGGCAGATTTACCGGAAAATTTAAAGATTAAGGAGGTATGAATGTGGTAATTGATGCAGTTATAGGACTTATATATAATGTTTTTATGTATTTATTCGGCGCTCATGAACCGTTAAGATTTAATATAAGTACAACTGTATATGAATTCATCCATGATTTTGTTGCTTTTATTTTCTTCATCCTTCCCATGAGCGGGCTTCAGGTTATTTTTAGTATTATAGTAGCAGTTATTATCTTTCGCATTACTGTGGCTGTTATTAAAACCATATGGGATCTGTTGCCGCTTTTGTAATATAAATTTTCTTCAGGATTAACAGCAGCATTAAATATTTGTATTACAAAACGGTATCCCGGAAGGACAGCCGGCGCCGGAATTTGTATTACAAATTGAATTGAAAGAGGTGGAATATTGTGGATTTTTCGGTTTGGCAATTGGTAATCATAGGCTATTTAATCAGTTTCATAGCCAATTTTCTTGGATGGAGTTTTACTTATTTGATGACGGAATTCAAATATCTGTGGTGTAAGGGAAACTGTAGGAAATGCTGTAATTGGAAATGCAGGTTTTTTGATGAAATGCATGGAAAAGGAGATTAATTATGTTTGACATGTTTGCACAGATTATGGGCATAATCCTGTCCATTTTTAAGATACCGTTTATTGCGGTATTTCTGTTTATAGGCTATTATGTTGCGGCGGTGTTCTTTTGGTACGGCGTGCGCTGGATCATGGGAGACCGTGTTAAGCGCGGCAGCGTAAGGAGGATAAAGCCGCGCTCTTTGTTCCTGCGTCTCTTTTGGGATGCCCCGCGGCGTTACGTCGATGACATCTACAAAAGGGAGCCTGACTTTTTCCGTCCGCAGGGGCTGATTATTTTTACCGGAAGGCAGGGAAACGGCAAGACCTCTGCGGTGATGCAGTATGCAATTGAGCTTCTTGATACATACCCAAAGGCAAAGTGCCTGAGTAATACGAAATTCGCGTACCAGGATGAAAAGCTTGTGCACTGGAAGCAGCTTGTGAATTATAAGAACGGGCATAAAGGTATTGTCGTCATTATGGATGAGCTTCAGAACTGGTTCAGTTCCAACCAAAGCCGGAACTTTCCCCCGGAAATGCTCGGGGTCATTACGCAGATGAGGAAAAACCGCCGTGTTATTTTAGGTACCGCGCAGAACTTTTATTTGCTGGCGAAGCCGATCCGTTCCCAGTGCGCGGAAATAAGGCAGTGCATGACGCTTGCGGGAGTCCTTACCATTGTCGTGAGGAGGGAGCCGGTAATTGATAATGACGGTGATGTTAAGGAACTGAAATACCGCGGCATGTACTGCTTTGTGCATTCTGACCGACTGCGTGATTCCTATGATACATGGAGTGTTGTGGACTCGTTGTCACAATCAGGCTTTCAGGAGAATAATCCCATTTCGGAAGACCGGACGGTTAAAATAAACATTCAGAATTCAAAAAGGTAGAAAGAAGCCCCCGCTCCGGAAAGCATGCCCGCGCCGCCCCGCGGCGCGGACATGCGCGGAGCGGGGGCTTTTTCCCGGCTCCACAGCCTGTAATACGTGGTCTCAAAATCCAATGTAATACAGGCAAAAAATGAGGGCAAAAGCCCATGAATACTGAAAGTCAGTTTAAACTAACTCGTTTGGGGAAATTGCGTTTTCCCCAAACGGACATTATGTAAACTATTTGTATTACAACTGAAAAATAGAGATTGATGAGGTATTAATAGTGATGATTGATAAGCATAACAACACGGATAATTTATTGTTTAAAGAAATGGAAATGGATCCGCAAAGTATGGAAGAATGGTTTTCTTTTACAAAAACTTCTTTTCTGCATAATGTAGATACATTTTATTACAGCGTAAAATTTAAAAACGACTTTCGTGCAAGGACAAAAGACAAGAATGTCCTCCGGCTCCGCAGATACTTTGATGTAAAGTACCGCTACATATTTGACAGTGATGATCCGGAGACAGGTGATTTCTATCTGAAAGACATTGACAAAAATCTTGTATTAAGACCCGTTACGTTTTCGCGTTTTTATAATATTTGTATTTCGTACCCTGAGTATTTCGATATTTTTATAGCGCCTTCCGTCCCAAAAGCCGGAGACGGCGGCGAGTCCGTGACGGCGGAATGCATCGTACAGCTGCGCAGTTACATGCTGTGGCAGTATGGAGTACGCGACAGTTTTGAAAATTCGTACAGATACGTGCAGAGTTTTGCCAAATTTTTCGGTCTTGAGATTTCAGAAGTCAAGGAAAACAGAATTGATTACTGCTGGCATACGAATTTTCTGAACAATCCCGAAAAGTTCTTTGCACCGGAAAGCTTTTACAAGATGCGCGTTGACCGTTTCAAGAATGCGACATATGTTACAAACAAAGTAGGTTCGGAAGATTACGAGATTGATTATGTTGCGCTTGGTAAACGCTCCGATAAAGTGTTCATCAGAATTTATCTGAAAACGCGTGAGGTAATTGAGCAGAATTACAAGCCGTGGTTTTTCCAGGTTTGGAAAATGAACGGTCTTATTAACGAATATGATAAATATGTATATGAAAAATGTTATGAAAAGAAAAACTGGTTTTACAGGTTTTACGCACGGCTTGAATTTTATAAAGAGCATGGAACAGATCCTGTAAATTTGGAGAAAGTCAGCAGGATACTTGACGGCACGGTTCAGGTTAATGAAGATGATTTAATTAAGCTTGCGGATGAACTGACACCCAAAATAAACCTGGTTGTAAATGTTGAATACCAAACAATGCGCAGGCACAGCAAAAGCTATGAGCTTATTCCGTTCAAGGATTATTCACAGTTCGGTGAATGCGCGCGCGTCTACCAGTATTTTGATAATCGTAAGATTATTATTGACTATCTTACAAATAAGGTGTTCCGGATGGTGGAAAAGACCGGGGACGGAAAGAAGTCACGCCGCCCGTTATGCGGATTTTGGGAAGCATTACGCAGGACACGCTGCATTGATATGCGGATGACTTCGGAGCAGGCGCGTCTTGTCCGGAACTATAACAGGAAACTGAATATTGACGCTATGAAAAAACGTGTACTTTGTTCTGCGATTACGCTCGGCATTTATTCAAGGGGACTGAATGAAGACAGTCCCATTCAGGATGCCTATGAAGCACTTTTGAAAATGAATGATAATGATATTTATAATGCGATGCTTTATAAGTCAAAGAAGCTGCGGCAGTTTAATCCGGAGGAGCTTTCCGGAGTGTATGAGGGCGGAGATCTGCACCGCTTCCGTCTGCTGGATGAGGATACAGGAGAAATATATAATTATGAAAGTGTGAAAAACTTTAGGAATGGAGCGCTTGAAGATGACGATTAAGGATACATATGACATGTTCATGCGGAATAGATCGGTCTACTGTTCTCCTGAAACGCTGCGTTCTTATGAAGGTCACTTGAAGGTTTTCTTTGATTATCTGCAAACCGTAGGCGGCAGGGATATTGAACAGCTTTCATTTGATAATTTTAAGGATACTGCATTGTTTGGTGATTTTGTCATTTACCTGCGCAAAAAGAATATAAGAAACGTCACAATTCGAAGTTACTGCCGTATTGCAAAGGCATATTTAAGATACTGTTATCAGAATGACATATGCCAGGACTATTTAAAGGGCGTCAGGATGCCGCCCGATGACTCTGTGCCAAAAGAGGTTCTTTATTCTGATGAGGTAAAAAAGATTGATGCATGTTTTGACATGCAGACGGAAAAAGGACGGCGTAATTACTGCATGTTTCACCTGATGTTAGACTGTGGTCTGCGCTCCCAGGAAGTGCGGCATCTGCGTTATGAGAATATTGACCGGGAAAGAAACATTATACATATCCTTGACAGTAAGGGGTGTAAAAGCCGGATTACATTAATTCCGCATTTTCTAATCAGGGAAATAGATCATTATGTGGAGCTTTGTGTCAGGTCTTCTAATTTTTTGTTTGTGTCCCTGCGCTCTGGGGAACCTGTGACGGCAGATGCAATAAAGCATCTCTTTTCAAAACTGAAAAAGGAATCCGGAATAAAGAGGCTGCATGCGCATCTGCTCCGGCACACATTTGCGACAAGCTATCTCATCGGCGGCGGCAACCTGGAATTTTTACGCGTATTCATGGGACACAGTGACTATAACGTGACAAAAATTTACAGCCAGCTTGCAGCGGAAAGCAAAATGCTGGGTGTTGACGTGTACCATTTGGATCCAATATTTTTTACAAAAGGCTATTAACTAAATCCTGATTTTAGGCACCCTGATTTTTTGTTAGAGTGTCTGAAAACGTATTTTGTAATACAAATCATAAACTGTAGCGCGCGCATCAGCGTTATGCTGCGGCAGATTTGTATTACAAATCAGGATGGAAAGGAGGATTATGGTCAGGACAAACATAGGTGAAATACCGGTAGAAGATTACCTGGAAGTAAAGGCAATGTCGTACGGTTACGACAGTTACAAAGAACTGCTGGAAGATAAATTAATCATTGAAATGGAAGCAGATTATGCAAAAATAAAAACACCATCCCCAAGGCTAAAGCCTCAAAAATAGTGCTTTCATGCACCGCCAGGGGCTCGAACCCTGGACACCCTGATTAAGAGT